GAACGAGAAGCGCATCGTGTGGGCTGAATCCATACCGCTACAGCAAGTCGGCGTCCGTGTGCCTCAACTCTGCGATCAATTGGGAGTCTCCTGCACCTTCATTGACCAGATGCCAGAGACGAGTGAATCCCGACGCCTTGCGCTTCGTCTGAACGGACTCGAGCAAGTCTCGACCTTCCCACGCATCCCTGATACCGGGCAATGCCATGTCGCTTTCCCGGGAGGGTTGGTTTTCATCCGCGATCACAACGGGGACGAAAAGTGGCAGGGGTTGAAGGCGGCCGTGGTGCGGTTTGATGTGCGGAAGCTTGGAGATGGGATGCGAATCAAGGCTGATCAGTTCATCGGGCCAAATGGCAACTCCATTTGTGTGCCGCTCATCGCGTGCAACCGAATGGAGGCCGTCGATTCAGTCGTGCGCGAGTTCCTGACACCGTCAGAGGGTGAATTCGTTCCCGGAGCCGATGGATCCCCCGCTCAACTCCCGGTGATTCGGCTACCAACGTCCAACATGGACATCTGGCGAGAGTTCGATGAACACCACATCTCCGGCTCCGAACGCGACAAGGACGAGTCTGGCGGGTTAGGTGATTACGTGGATGGCATTGCAAACCACTTGCTTTTCGGCAATGCTTACTCCCGACTGGCCGAGGTAGTGGGCGCGTCCTCCAAGCCGGTGCCCCTTGCATTTGGCCGGGGGACTCGCGAGCAACGCACTACCGGATTATGACACCAGAAGCACAAAAGACACCCGAGAAACCGGGTTTAGATTTCAGCCGCGTTAAGCAATCGATGCAGTTCCGATTCAACCCTGTACGCCAGGCGACTGCGGAGCGGCTCGGCACTGAGTTGGACGCCTTTTACCAAGGCTCTTTAACCATCGCCCGCTTCTGGGAAGCGATGCAGAACCGTGACTCGGAAGTTCGGACAGCGGGCGGAAAGCGCGGGGACGCGATGGAAACGCTCAACTGGACCGTCAACGTCGATGAGGACGCTTTCGACGATGACGACGCGACCATGGCGGAGCTTGCGGACAATCAAAAAAAGGCGCTGCAACGCTTCTACTCGCGGCTGTGCGTCACCGACATCATGAAGCAGGACACGCAAGGTGGCGTTGGTGTTCTCGCTCGCCAGATGCTTGATTCACGCGCCAAGGGATGGGCCGTTCACGAGATCATTTGGAAGCCGGATCCGAATGGTGAATTGTGCGCCGAGGTTCGATTCTGTCCGCTGTATTGGTTCGAGAACAGGACAGGGAAGCTTCGTTTCCTTGAGTCCGATTTCCAGACCTACGGCGTGGATATGAAGCCGGACGAATGGCTTGTGACTGCGGCGGACAACTACATGGAAGCGGTCACAACGCTCTGGTTGTGCAAGCGGAGCCTGCTTCAGGCGTGGGTTAGATTCTGCGAGAAGTTCGGGCAGCCGCTTCCTGTCATCAAGACCGACTCTGCCAAGGGTTCCGCCGAATGGACGAATGCCGAGGACGCTCTTGCGGCCATTGGTGAAGATTGGGGATTGGTCCTAAACAACGGGGCCGCGCTTGAGTTTCCAAGCCTAGACCGAAGCGGCGACAACACTTTCCACGCTCTACACGAGGATCTGAAGAGGACGATTGTCACAATCATCCTAGGTTCAGACCTCGCCACAATTTCAGCGGGCTCCGGAAGCGGCCAAGGTGCGTCATTGCAGGGCCAGGAGGACGCCAAGCGCGAGCGGGCCGACGCTTCATTGATCAGTGAGACGCTCAACCGACAACTCGACAAATTTGTCATCAACTACACGTTCGGGCCAGATGCGCCCGTGCTGGTGAAGTTCGCTTTGGTGCCTTCCAAGCGCCAGGACATCGCGCAGGAGTTGGCCGTGGATAAGGAGTTCAACGCGATGGGAATCGAGATCAGCAAAGCCGACATCCGTGAGCGTTACGGGCGGTCTGAGCCAAAGGACGGCGATGAATTGGTGGGTGAAGTCGACCAGCCTGATTCGGTTGAGGCGAACAAGCCAAACGCGGCGGAACCCGATCACGCGATGGCCAACGAAGCGCAATTCGCGAACGCTTTGCGGAATGAAGCGATCAAGGAAATCGCAAAGGCTCGCGCATTGGAAGTGGTCAGCATTGCCGACACGCTCAAAGGAGTTTTGGAGATGGATGAGCCCGCAAAAATGCTCAATGCGCTGAAGGTCTGGCAGCTCAATGCGACCGAAAGAGCCAAGCGAATCCTCGCAAACCCTACCCAGTTCGGGTTAGTTTTTGAGAAACACCTTGCGACCAGCGTATTAAACGGACTCTCATCGGCACCGAAGGCATAGTTAGCCTTCGGCTATGGGCCGACCTTTAAAACACATTCGATGGGGGCGGTTATACTTCTGCAACGATTCCACATCGGAGCAGGTCTTCACCAACGGCAACGAACTGTCAGTTGGTGAGGATGGATTCGCGCTGTTGGCTCCCTACGGAGACTCCCGATACTCGATCCCAGCCAAGGGCGGATTCGTCACGGTAATCCAGCGAATCACGAAGGAAAACGCCGTCGAGATGGTCAATGCGTTCAACTCCCTCGTTGGCCGCGTGCATCGCTGGATGAAAGGCGCTCCGATCTACCTCGGGCACCCGGACGACGCCACCACTGGGCATAAGTACCCGGTGAAGGATGAAATGGGAATGTTCGCGGACCTGCAAGTCAGGGAAAATGGGTTATACGTTCGACCCATGTTCAACTCCAAGGGCGCTGCTGTTTTGGAGCGTCCAGAGAAGCTGTTTTTCAGTGGCCGATGGCCCGTCAAAAAGACTGGCGACAAGGACGGAATGCCCGTCTATGAGCCCACTTCCGTCACTTCAATCGGCATCACGCGCAATCCAAATTTGCCGACCGAGATGCTCAACGAATCTTCTAACATTATGGACAAATCCAAACTGATTGCATTGCTGGCGAAGTCCGGCATCACGCTTTCGAACGAGGCGACCGACGAAGCAATTCTCGCTGAATTCGACAAGCTCAACGCGGCCAAGGCTGCTGCTGACTTGCAACTCGCGAACGAGAAGCAGGCTAAGGAAGCCGCTGAGCAGAAAGCCAAGGACGCCGAGTTGACGCTTCAGAACGAACGCAACGATCAGGCCATCACGCTCATCAACGAGCGGATCACTGTTGGCGCAATCACCGCTGCCGAGAAGCCTCTGTGGGAAAATCGCCTGAAGGCCGATTTCACCAACGAATCCAAGGCGCTGTCTGCGCTTCCTTCCAAGATCAAGACTTCAGCCGCGCCTGGAGTTGACGGTTCCCGCTCTCGCATTCCTTCCGAGACGAAGGAAGCCGGTGAAAAGCTCATCCAGTTCGCAAACGCGAAGATGGAAGAGATCCGAAAGGCCAATCCGAACGCGATGCAGTCGGAAATTTATCGGATGGCATACGCCGCCGCCGCCGCCGAAAACCCCGCACTCGTCACCGCAATCAACAACCCCTAATTTATGGCTGATCCAGCACCTGTTTTGACTTCAAAAGACTCCGCAGAACTTGCCGCGTTTCGCGAGAATGCCGCTTACGAAAAGCGCATCTCCGAAATCATCGCCGAGCGTCGCGCTATCTGCAACGGAGCCATTCCGGACTCCATGCTTCGCGGCATCGCCATCACGCAAATCGCGCATGACAAGTCGATGGCCGCTGAATCCGCTTCTTCCAAGAAGTAACCACAACCCCACCTTCAAGACATGAAACACGAGACAAACGACCTGCTTCGCTCCGCGCTGAAGAAGGTCAACACCACGATCCGGTCCATCGGCCGGGGCACTCAATTCGATTGGAAGCGCATGCGCTCTGATTGGAGTCCCGCCCAAAACCTCGCCGCGCTCAAGCGATTGATCCAGCGAGGCCAGTTCGAATTCGTCAACGACGTCAACTCCAAGACGCATCCTGATGGCGTAATTTCCAAGCTCGGTGACACCGCCGTTGCTCAATACCTGTTGGTGCAAAAGGGTGCTTCCGCTCCCTCGACAAACGTCGCCGTTTTCACTTCCGGCAATCCGTTCGGAGTTACCCTCTACGGCGGGTTGAGCACCACGGAATACAACCCCGTTCGATTGCTCCAAGGTGGAGTTGGATCCGTCATTATGACATCCGACGCTTCCGCCGCTGTCGCCGTTGGTGACATCCTCGTTGGCGTCTCCGGTGGGACCGTGAAAACGAACACCGCCGCCACTACGGAAATCCTCATCGTCGGCGTTGCAATCGAATCCTGCGGTAACGGCGCGACCGGCAACGACAAGGAATTCGAGGTCATGCCGACGTGGAACAACAAGAGTGTCTAATCCCTCTAACATCTTCCAAGGAACACCATGAATTTTCCAGCAATCACGGACTTCACGAACGCCAAAGACTACGCCAACGCCGTGGGCGAAAAATACTACGATGGGCAAGAGCTTCGAACTGGCGATGTGTACGTTTTCGGTAACGACACGCGGAACGCATCGGCCAACTACAATGTTGCGCTGACCAACTTCGCTGTTGGAGGTTGGGCTAACAGCGGGTTGGAGCAGGAGTTGATCGCCTACGTCGGCGCTCCCGTTCTCGTCAACCGACGTTTCAACTACAAGGTTTGGGCGAACGCCGAGGCTCTTAAGTCCGAAACCGACGACATCCGCGCTGTTGGTGCGGAGTTTCAAGAGGTTCGACGCGGCACCAGCGAAGTGAACACGCAGACCGCCCCGCGCGGTTTGATCATGGTCCTAGACCGTGAAGAACTCGCTCAGGGAATCGTCACCGAGCAAGGCGCAGTTCAGTACCTCACCCAACGACTTCAGCTCAACCAGATCCGACGCGCTTCGGCGTTGTTGATTGCTGCCGCAAATGACACCGGAAGGGCTTGGTTTACTACCGGAACACCTCTTGATCCTGATCTGAACATTCAGACGGCTATCAACCTCTACCAAGTCGCAACTGGCATCGATCCGAACACGGTCATCTTCGGACGAACCGCCTGGCTTGGTCGAATGACAATGCTCAGGTCCCTTGCTACCGCTGGCGGTTTTGCTGGCTCTGCAAAGAATGAGTCAGAGCTGGCTGCGTTCTTGAACGTCGATCAAGTGTTCCGCGCGAACGCTACCTACCAGAGCGCCACCGCGACCAAGACGCTCATCGGAGCTTCTACCGTTTTGATGTACTACAAGTCAATGTCTGGCATGCAGTACGATCCATCGAACATCAAGTATTTCTACTCTCCCGCTCCGTCCGGTGGCCGCCTCGAGGCGTTCCGATACGAAGAGGGTTCCAGCAAGGTTGTCGTCGGCGTTCGCCACAACGAACTCCTTGCGATCACCTACTCCGGCGGAATCCAAAAGATCTCCGTCACCTAATCACTTTCGGTTGAGTTCATACCCCACGGGGCCGTCTGGTTTCGCTCGCCGGGCGGCCCCCTTTTTCTGAAATATCATGGCTTGGATCACAATCACTCAGGCGCACGTTGAAAACTACGTGGTCGCGGCTCTCGTGTCCGCAATCAACGAGGCGGCGCTTGGGGACTCACAGACCGACCGATTCACTACGGTTCAAGCTGATGTGACGGCGGAGATCCGTATGGCCGTGGCGACCGATTCCAGCAACGTGCTGGACACAGACACGACGAAGATTCCGCAGAGCTTGCGGAGCGCGGGCGCGTGGTTGATTGCAGGCTACATGGCGCAAGGGCTCGGCATCCAGTTGACCGATCAACAGGCCAACGAACTGGCCAACGCACGGGAACGAATTCTAGCCGTTTCGCGCGGCGACTTGACGGTAGAGCAGCCCGATACGGCGGACGAAACTCCGGACGGTCAGAAGGGCCAAGGCGTTTCAATGATCACGCCGCAAGATCGAGTTTTCACGGTTAGCACGATGAACGGACTATGAGGAAATTTTACGCAATTCTGACGCTGATTTTCGCGGCGTGCATGTTCACGCGATCCGCGACGATCACGGGTCCGGTGTATCTGACGTATTCGAACCGGCCATACTCCGGCAAGATCCTGCTTCGGCCAATCTCCACCCCGCTCCCTTACAGCCCAAATTTGATCACAGGTGGAGACTTTACGGTAACGACGGACACCAACGGAACATTCACCGTCGATCTTCAGCCAGGGAACTACCGCGTCACGGTTGGCGCAGACCGAGCTTTCGTCATCGACGTTCCAACCAACGCGGCAACGTACACGTTGCTGGAGCGCATCACGAACGCGCTGGCATGGAACTCTGCGATCATCCCGGCGACCAACAGCTATTCGCTTTCGCTGACTACCCGCTCTGGCGTCGTCAAGAGCACGTCGGACCAAGCTGATCCAGTGGCATGGCTCACGAATGACACGGCGACAATTGGGAAATGGATTGGAGTTATCACGGCTCCGACGATTGATGCTCTGATCGCTACAACCGCTCCAACATTCAGCGTGGGCCATGTTGAGACGAAGGGATGGGCTTCCTCGAACGACGGTCGCGGTGGAAATTGGATTTACGAATACGGGGCAACCACGACGACAAACACGGGCATGGTAGTGGCTTGGGGTTCAGGACGATTGCTTCGCGTGTGGGACAAAGAGATTAATCCTGTTTGGTTCGGGGCGGACGACAACGGAATCACGGACTCCGCAACTTCTCTTCAAGCTGCCTTAGACTTCGCTTCACGACCAACGTATGGGTGGCAGTCTACGGTTGGAGCTAATGCAGCCACCGGATATTCTGGAGCATTCGTGGTCAAGGCGTTCGGAATGTTCAGGCTAGACTCACCGGTAACGATTACAGACGGCGTGATTCTTGAGGGTAAGCCAGGTGTGGTTTGGGGTGAGTTCACGGGCCACACGCTTTTCAATATCAAACACGGTGGGAGTGGTTTCATCATCTCTCTGTATAACGCTGCGAATGGATACCGGATCGGAGGAATCAAGCACGTCAATCTTGTTGGCTATCCTCAGACCTACCAGCAGAACAAGAAGACTATCACCACCGTCACTGATCGACTCACGTTCAAAGTGGCTGATGCCGATGCTCCTCCAACGCTGGATGACACGACGATCCGCCCTGGAAATAACACCTGCTTCTTCTACGACGCGAACAGCGAGTATCTTGGATCTGCTCGCATTGCTTCCACGTCGAGTTCAGCGGGCCAGACCACGGTTGTTTTGCACAATGGAACCGACGCGTACACGTCGATAAACGGAACGGCTGGCGGGGCTCTGACGACAGCTTGCACGGTTGTTTGGCCTGTGCGCGTGACGGACGAGCTTCCCGCTGTCTCACCCGCTTTCAATGATCCCGCGTTGTCTGGCACGGTCGGAATCAACGTCAAGAATCTTAGGACCGGATCATTTGTTGGCGTTGGAAATCCAATTCTTGAGGATATTGAGGTCTGGGGGTTCCACTGCGGTTTTCGTTTTGGACCAGGCACATCCGGATCGTTATCCCCTCTGAATTCTCTCCGGTCCACGCGGCACAAATTTGCAGGGTTCTCCTGTGCCCGACCTGAGAATGTCGCCGATCTCATCTTCTCCGGTGGAACGTATGCGAGTGGGTACTACACGATCGACGCGACGCAGTCTCTTGCGGTTGGTCCATCTCTCACCGTCACGGCAGCCACCCCATCCGTTTTCACCAAAACAGGCCACGGTTATATCGCGAACTCTGGTATTCGATTTGGAGCTTCATCTGTTCCAACAGGACTGACCGCCGGGACGATGTACTACGTTAGCGCGACAGGACTCACGGCAAACACGTTTCAAGTGTCCGCCTCGTTCGGAGGTTCAAGCATCGGACTGTCATCGACTGGGACTGGGCTGTACGTCGCAGGCAACGTCTTCGATTACCCGTCACTTAATGCAGGGACTTATGGAATCTACGGGCCTCCTGATTTCGCTCGTTACGATACGGTAGTTTCCGAGTTTTCAGCTTTGGCCAACGTCTACACTTTTCGGACGATTGGACCTCATATGAAGTATCTGTTCTCCGATGGAACAGGTCGCTACGGAGTAATGCTAAATGCTGGGTATGGACTGTACTCTTCACCAACCAGTGCAACGGTTACAGATTGGTTTGGCGTGGATCACTATCTCGCGAAGCCAATGCCATCAGGGTCTCCGTATGATACTTTCCACACGGACAATGTCGCTGTCTATTTCGAGCCCACCGACGCAACTTTGTTCGCAGGGTTCGCCGCGAGTCAGTTCTCAACCGTGTACGGCAGCGGACCTAAGTTTTCCCATGCGTTCAACCTTCAACATCCAGCCTACAATAACGTCGCAAAGATCGGAATGGTGCTGGAGTCGAACGGGCACACGAACTGGTACAAGTCTGGACCAGGGAAAGCTCCTGACGTAGACGCCCCTAATTTGCGATCCGCCGCCGATGTCTACACTGGGTGGTATGGGCCGTCACTTGACCAGAGAGACTTCGCTGTAACGGGAACCCGCGTGGCATCGTTCACCGCTGGGAATCTTCAACTTGAGGCGAGCACCGGACGCCCACTAACGCTGAAGTCAACGACCAGCGGAACCGCGCCGCAGGCGGTAATCGGAAACTCGATTTTCAGTTGGGAGAACACTGTTGACTCTCTTCGTTTCGGAGGATGGTACAGTGATAGCTCGACCGCATCCGCGCTCATTGGAAGTACGGCATTTACCGGAACCGCTCGCTCATCGAGTCTTGCGGGAGAAGCGATGTCCGGAACGGACAAGAGCAGTGGAGACCTTTACATCAAGGGAAACACTGGAACCGGCAGTGGATCATCTGGAAACATCTATCTTCAGACGGGCATTCCAACGGTGTCAGGTACAGCCATTCATACCCTTGGAAACAAGGTTATGATCCCAAACGCGGGCGGTGTTCGGATCATTGCTTCTGCTGCGGACATTGCGGCGTCGGGTGTTGGTCATATCAACTATGTATCTGGATCCATAAACAACCTCCGGTTCTACGACCGTGACGCGTGGCAGCCACTGAGTCCAAACAGTGCTGAGCAGTCGATCGCCAGTGCCGGGTCAATGCAGTTGGCACTTTCCACATCTGAGAAGATATTTGTCACCGGAACGACGACGATCACTTCGTTTGGTACAGCCCAATCAGGCATTCGACGCTTCCTTCGTTTCGAGGGGGCTTTGACGCTGACGTATAACGCCACGTCCTTAACGATTCCTGGCGGGGCTTCGATCGTCACGGCGGCTGGCGATACAGCAGAAGTGCACAGTGCTGGATCTGGAAACTGGCGCGTCGTGAGTTACCAGCGGGCAAGCGGTGCGGCTATCGTCTCTTCCGGTGGCGTCAGCGACGGTGACAAAGGAGACATTACCGTCAGCGGATCCGGCGCTACCTACACGATCGACAACAGTGCGGTGACATACGCCAAGATGCAGAACGTTTCGGCAGTGTCGAAACTGCTCGGCCGAAACTCGACGACGACCGGTCCTCCCGAAGAAATCACTTTGGGTTCTGGGCTCACGATGACTGGGGAAACGCTTTCATCGTCCGGTGGCGCAGGGGTGACGGACGGCGATAAAGGTGACATCACGGTTTCAGGAGCGGGCGCGACATGGACGGTTGACAACCTAGCGATTACTTACGGAAAGATTCAAAACGTCAGCGCAACCGACAAGCTCCTAGGGCGCGCTACGGCTGGCGCAGGAGTTATCGAGGAGATCTCGTTGACGGCTGCCGGTAGGGCTCTCATTGACGACGT